GAAGACAATGTTGAAGAAGATACCCAAATAAAACTTTTAAATATTGATTTAATTCCTGAGGAAGTAGAAGTACCACATATTGAAGATTTTAATATTGAAGAATTAAATTTAAATGACGAAATTGCAGATTCAAATAACACTCATTTGAAAGAGGAAATAAAGACTATTCATATTTCAGATTTAGGAAATTTATCATCACATAATAACGATATTTTAGAAGAAGATTACGAAGAAATCACTGAATCAAATAAAAATATTTTACTCATTGATGAAACTAATACAGACGAAAATAAAAATAAACATGAATATAAAAAATTATCGTTAAATAAATTAAGAGAAGTAGTTATAGAAAAAGGGTTAATATCTGACGCTTCTAAATTAAAAAAAAATGAGATACTAAAATTGCTTGGGATTGAATAATTTTTATCTATTGTTAGTATAAATGAGTTGGACATCTCAATTTACAGGCTCTAATAATACATACTTCACTTTACCACCTCTTATGAGCGATGGCAGAAATTATAGTTCTTGGCAACCAGAATCTGTCGTTAATGATAAAATTCAGTCTCAGGAAGGAATTACTTCTAACTGGAAGTACAGACAATATCTACAAAATAATGCTAATAAAATTATGAAATATAACACTGTTGAATCTTTTTATGCATCTGGTAATAATCCATCTGCAGTATTAAACACTACACCCAGTTCAAATGTTCCGTACAATTTCAATTCCATACATGATACTAGTAGTCCAGCATTTGGATTAAATAATAGTGATCTTAAACGAGATTATATGACACGTCAACAATTAAACGCAAAGATGGTAGCGCCTACTATTCAAACAAATTTTTAATTAATAATAAAACAATATAATATTAACTTTTAATAATTTAGTATTATAAATGAAGTTACTTAGTATAGATGTTGGAATAAAAAATCTTTCTTTTTGTCTTTTTGAAACCCATGAACAATTAAGAATAGTTAAGTGGGATAATATTGACTTAACGGAAATTTCAGAAAAAAAATGTATTGATGTGGATAAAAATGGATTATGTAATAAACCTGCAAAATTTATGAAGGACGGAAAATGTTACTGTTTAAAACATTCTAAAAAACATAATTATATTCATCCAACATCAGAACTAAACCCAACATTTATTAATAAACAAAAAATACAATCTTTAATTGAAATCGCAGATAAATATAAAATTAATTACGATAAGCCTCCAAAAAAAACAAACCTAATACATTTAATTACAGAATTTATTAATACAAATTGTTTTACATTAATCAATAAACCTAACGCAACTAAAGTCAATTTAGTGACAATTGGCAAAAATATTCAACATAAATTTGATGAAATATTTGCTGATGAACATGTAGATTCTATTATTATTGAGAATCAAATCGGACCAATTGCTAATAAAATGAAAACCATTCAAGGAATGTTATCTCAGTACTTTATTATGAAAAATAATAATATTAACATTGATTTTATAAGTGCAACTAACAAACTTAAGGATTTTATACAGGATAAAGAAAAAATAGATTATAAACAAAGAAAAAAATTAGGTATTGAAGTTTGTAAAAATTATATAACAAATGATTACAGATTTAACCAGTGGGAAGATTTCTTTCAAAAACATTCAAAGAAAGACGACTTATCAGATTGTTTTTTACAAGGAATGTGGTACATAAAATATAAACTTTAGAATTAAATTAAAAATTAAATATATATTTTGAAATTCGTATTACTTAGAATTATATGTTCTAATTAATTCATAATATGGACAACGATATAATTGATATTTCTATGGAATTTGAAAATTTAGATGGAAATTGGAATAAAAATAAAAGTACAAATTTTGGTGGAGGAATTGAACTCTTAATGAATGAAAAAAAAATAGACAATCATAATGCTACTAGTGACATCGACATTGAAGATTTAAATAATTTAGAAAATGAATTGAATGACTTAGCAAAAGATACAGCACCTATGACTAATAATTTTGAGTCTGGATTATTTGGTATCAAAACTGACTACGATGATAGACCATCTGTTAGATTTGATGATACACCTTCTATTAGAGTTATGGATTCTAATAATTTAGGACAAGCAACATCTAATACATCCGCTGATACAAAAACATGGGATGGATACGGAAAATTCAACAATATACCGATTAATCCTGATCAACGTTCATCTTCTGAACCTAAACTATCTAAAGAAGAAATGTTAAGAGAAAAATTTAAATATTTAAGAAAGTTAGAAGCGCTTGAAAAAAAAGGGGTTGAACTAACAAAAAAGTACAATATGGATTCTAATTTAGCCGAAATGCAAGGAGAATATGAGATGATCATGGAAGAAAAATCTAAACAAAATTCTATCAAATTTCAAGGAAATATGATGATGGCTATTATTAATGGCATTGAATTTTTAAATAATAGATTTGACCCTTTTGATATTAAGATTGATGGTTGGGGAGATCAAATTAACGAGAATATTACTGATTACGACGAAATATTTGGAGAATTGTATGATAAATATAAGAGCAAAGCATCTATGGCACCTGAACTTAAGTTGTTATTTCAACTTGGAGGAAGTGCTATGATGGTACATATGACTAACACTATGTTTAAGAGTGCTATGCCCGGTATGGACGATATATTGCGTCAAAATCCAGATCTTATGAGACAATTTCAAACCGCAGCAGTGAATTCTATGGCCGGATCCAATCCAGGATTCTCTGGTTTTATGAGTGGATTAATGAATCCAGAACCACAAGTACCTTCCGGAAGGGGACCACCACCACCCATGGCAACTCAAGGACCTAATGGAATGGCACCTCCACCAAATAGAGGAGGTAATAATCTTGGAGGCATGAATATGGGACGTGCTGATGTATCTATGGCTAGAGGAACATTTGCTCCAGGGGCTTCTTATGATGATGGCATTAGTGTCAGAGAAAATAATTTAGGAGTACCTGGATTTGAACCACCACAACCTTCTCAAAGAAGCGCGCGTAGACCTGATATGAAAGGACCTAGTGATATCTCAGATATACTTTCGGGATTAAAGACCAAAACTATTAATGTTGCAGAATCATCTTTTACTAGACAACAACAAGATTCACCAATTGAAGTTAATCTAGATAACAATAACAGTACAATCAGTATAGAAGACTTAAAAAATATTCAAACTGATGCAAACATTCCGAAGAGAACTCGCAGAAGACAAAAATCTGATAAAAATACTGTGAGTTTAGATATTTAGAAACTCGTCACTACACGTAATAATAATATATTTTATATATATTATGATTAATGCTAAATGTTGCATCTGCGGAACAGTTAAAGATTGTGCACCATATCTTGAAAAAGTATTTCAAAATATAGAGACTATTGGAAAAATATTTCAAGATTATAAAATTATCATTTCATATGATAAATCTCAGGATAATTCTTATAGTTTTTTAATAAATTATCAAAATAATAATCCTGAGAAGTTTATTTTACATACCGGTAACGAACCTTTAACTAATTTTAGAGTACATAATATTGCAAAAGCACGTAATGCTTGTCTAGATATAATACGAAATCAATTCTCTGATTATGAATATTTTATTATGATTGACTGTGATGAAGTAAATATTGAACCTGTACGGTTAGAATATATATTATATTATTTAAAAATTAATACCGAATGGGATGCTATCACCTTCAATAAAGAACCATATTACGATTTATGGGCTTTATCTAAATATCCATATTGCTTTAGTTGTATGCATTTCAAAAATTGGAAACAATGGGGCGAGTTTATTAAAAAAATTATTGAAGAAACACCACCCAAAACTTTGATACCTTGTTTATCTGCTTTTAATGGATTTGGTATTTACCGAACTAACAAATTTATTGATGGATTTTATGATCCTACTGTTCGTTTAGATTTACTTCCTAAACATTTATTAACAGCCACTGAACAAGCATCTAAAAGTAAATTATATTTAGAGGGAAAAGCGGCTAAAGTTGATTGTGAACATCGCAGTTTTCATTTAATGGCTATTAATAAACATAATGCACGTATTAGAATTGCTCCCGAAATCATATTTTAATTTTATTTACTTATATAAATGAACGATCCAACTTATTTTTCATCTAATATTATTCAAAATCAGTGTTTTGTTAGTTCTTTTATTTCAAAATATTCAACTAAAATTGGTTATGTTGCCACTAAAAATATACTAGATACAAAATGTAAAACATGTATTTTTATTTGTCCTGGACTTACTGGATTTGCTATACCATTTATAGAATGGTTTTTTTATTTACATAATTCCAGTACAGCGATTGTAGCAATTGATTGGAGAGGTTTTGGATTATCTTCATTTGATACAAATTTGAATATATATAAAGGAATTAATATAGATACGATGACAACTGATATGTTTAATTTATTTAAAATACTAAAGTTATATAATAAAAAAACATTCTTATTAGGACATTCTTATGGTGTGTTAGTTGGATATAATTTTTTAAACACATATTCTCACAAAAATATTTCAGGATTTATTCAAATTGAAGAATCATTAATCAATATGCCGCAAAAATATGCTGCTGATACTACATATCCACATATACCAACGTTTTCTTGGAACACAGTTGAAAAATGGATTAATGAATATGAAACATTTTCCTCTACAAAAGGTTACTATCTTATTAAATCTGCACTTTTAAAACAATTTACTGTTCCTGGTTTTGCTTCTACAGAGAATCAACTAAATGAATGGATGAGATATACTAATAATATTAATGGAAATGTATTAGCATTAGCATTTAAAGATGCTATGGCAGCAGATTATACTTATATGGTTAATACAATTTTCGTAAAACACCAAATTCCTATATTTATATATGCCGGTTTAGGGAGTATAGTACCTAGTGAAACGCAAATATGGATTTATGATCAAGTTAAAAATAATCATTTATCAAAATTATTATTAATCAAAGGTAATGAAGGCGGAGATCATACACCTTTTCTTCCTTCCTCACCAGCAAAAAAGAAATTCTTCAAACATATACAAAAATTTATTAATAATATTATATTCAGTACTAACAAAATACATCGTGGTATCAAAACATCTACCAAAAAACATTACAAAATCAAAAAAAGAAATAAAAATATAAAAACAAAAAAACACATATAAACAGGTGTAAGATTATGGTTTAATTAATATATTATATTCTATTTATTAAACCATAATTTTGATTAAATCAATTTTTATAGGTATAATATATAGATGATAAAATTAACAACTTCTCTTATGCAACCATCTTTACAAACACAAAATAACAAAAAAATAATTATTGGTGAAGGCGCATATGGATGTGTACATAAACCAAGTATTGAGTGCAAACATATTCCTGAACCCCATTTTAACTACAACGATTATGTTTCTAAAATTATGAAAACAAGTAATGCAGAAAAAGAACTAAAAGAATTTGTTACTATTGGTAAAATTGATAAATACGATGAATATCATTTAGGGACACCTAAAATTTGTAAACCAAAATTAGATAAAAATACAGTAGAAGATATTAAGAATTGTAAAAATATAAATGTTTCAGACGTTATTATGAATCCTAATGATTACAGTTTATTAGTTTTAAAATTTGGAGGACCTGATTTAAAAATATTATGCTTAAAATATTTGGAGACATATTTAAAGACAAAAAAAGAAACCAAATTTGACAAATTTTGGCTTGAAGTTCATCATTTATTAAAAGGAGTTAGGTTTTTTAAACTGAATGGTATTGTTCACTATGATTTAAAACCCCAAAATATATTATTCAACACAAAAACTGGAAAATTAAAATTTATTGATTTTGGATTAATGAGAACAAAAGAGCAAATTATATCTTCCTCTAAAAAAAATAAAAATAAACTTGGTATTTTTCATTGGTCTTATCCATTTGATACTGGATTTATGAATAAAGATATGTATGATGAATATTACAAAAGTACTCCTCAGACTAGAACAACTTTCAAAAAGGAATTGGCCGATTTAATTGTCATTAATTCTGAAATTAATACATTAGATTTACCTATTAATAAACCTAGAGCATATAATATTTTATTTTCATATTTAGATCCGGATGGAGATAATCCTGATGCTTCTACAAAGTATGGATATATTGATTCTTTTTTTGATGGGTTTAATCAAATGATTGATACTAATCCATACAATAAAGTATTAGACTTTATTACAGATTCTATTGATATATTTGGGTTTGGATTTTCTATGCAATATATTTTGAATTGCTTCAAACGACATAATGCTGTTTCATTAGAAGACTATACCCGACTAACTGGTTTTTTTCAAAAAATGTATAATTTTAATCCACATAATAGAATAATTGATATAGATTCGCTTATAGATGAATATGAAAACATTCTTTTAGAAATAGGTGTACTAACAAGACTTAAAAAAAGTTTTAGAGATCATAATGTGGTAAATAGATTACCTATACCAAAGGAAATTATGGAATACTCAAGAAAGGATGAATCTATTAGTAAAAAATTAGATCCTGAGATAGAAGAAATAGCAGAAAAAGATGCTTTAGAAATTCAAGTATTATGTCCAAAAGATAAAGAATTTAATCATCTAATTAAAAGATGTGTTAAAAAATGTAAAGAGGGTTACAAGAGAGATGAAAAATTCAAATGTAGAAAAACAAAAAAAAATACAATATTTATTTCTCGTACTAGAAATAGAGTTAAAAGTAGAAGTAAAACTAGAAGTAGAAATAGAAGTAGGAGCAATAAATAAATTGTGTATATTTGGATATTTTTATATTTAATTATGAAATGCTAATTGTTACTATCAATTTTGTAAGTAAAAAAGATATTATTATTAATATGTTTTATAATAATATAATATACAATGCAATATGAAAATGGTTTATTCATATTTAGACGTGATTTTAGAATTATTGATAATATAGGGTTAAATTTGGCAAATGCGAAATGTAAAAGAATTTATCCTGTTTTTATTTTTACTCCCGAGCAAGTTGGTTCTTCTAATAAATTTAAATCCGATAATGCCGTACAATTTATGATTGAATCTCTTCAGGATTTATCTTCTCAAATAAGAAAACAGGGTGGAGAATTACTGTGTTTTTATGGTCATAATCAAAATATTGTTAGTATATTGATAAATGCTTTGGAAATTGATTTTGTTTGTTTCAATGCTGACTACACACCATATGCTATTCAACGAGAACTAGGTATCATACATTTATGTGATTCTAAAAAAATAGCATTTGATTTTGGTCATGATTATTATTTACATCCACCAGGAACAATTGTCAGCGGAGCAGGAACACCTTATCAAAAATTCACACCATTTTATGAAGCATCTTTAAGAAAAAAAGTTGATCCACCATCTTCTTCTAGAAAAATACGTTTTGCTTCTACTTCTAAACAACTGCCTAATAAAATTTCGCTTGTAAATGCTCTCAAAAATTTCACAACTATAAATACAAATATATTGGTACATGGAGGCCGAATGGAAGCCATTAAACAAATGAAAATAGCAGCAAAAAATATTAGTCATTACTCAAAAACTCATAATGATCTAAGTAAATCTACATCACAATTAAGTGCATACATTAAGTTTGGATGTGTTAGTATAAGAGAAGTATATAAGGCATTTCGTACTAAGAATGATTTTATCAGGCAATTATTTTGGAGAGATTTTTACGCTAATATTCTATATTCGTTTCCGCATGTTTTAGGAAAAGCAATGAAACCAAAATACAATAAGATTAAATGGCATCATAATAATAATTGGTTTAAAAAATGGTGTAAAGGTGAGACTGGCTTTCCTGTAGTTGATGCTGCTATGAATCAATTGAATCAAACAGGATATATGCATAATCGTGCGCGTTTAATAGTTTCTAGTTTTCTAGTTAAAACTCTTTTAATTTCATGGGAAGAAGGAGAAAAATATTTTGCACAACATTTAACCGACTATGATCCTGCTAGTAATAATGGAAATTGGCAATGGGTTGCTGGTTCAGGTGCCGACTCACAACCTTATTTTAGAATTTTTAATCCATGGCGTCAAACTGAAGAATATGATCCAGATTGTGAATATATAAAAGAATGGATACCACAGTTAAAAGATGTACCCGAAAAAGATATTTTAAAATGGGATACTGAATGGGTTAAATATAAGCAAATTGGATATCCTAAACCAATAGTAAATTATGAAGAACAAAAAGATAAAATACTTAAAATGTACAAAGATGCACTCTATTAATATTTTTACTTCTGAATTATTACTTCCTTTGCTATATTTTTTATAATTTTTTCATAATTTTTAGTGGATTCTTCTTTAGTTGATCCTGACATGGAATTACTAACAATTTTTTGGTACTTGTCGTTTTGTTTTGAAGCCGGATCTGAAAACTTCGGATTTGTTTTTTGCCATTCTGAAATTTGTTTAATATTTTTATGCGCTACACTTTTAATCGCATTTGTTAATAAAAATTTGTCATCATTATCTTTTTCCCATTTGTTTGCTTCTTTGATATATAATGTTTCTCTTTTTAAATCACTACAATGAATTGGACGTTTATTATAATCTATTTCATTTAAATTTTTTATAAAGACTTGACTTATTCCTTCTGCGTATCCTAGTCGTCCTGTTTCTTCAAGATCAATTAAAGATATTTGAATTTGATTAACAAACTCCGATAAATTAATAGCATCTTTACATGTTTCATTAAGAAAGAATTGAAGATTAAATGTATTGTTATTAGAATTGTTGTTGTTACTATAATTGTTTCTGCCATTTTTAGATAGTTCCATTATAGTTTTATTTTGTTGTATAAGTGTTTGTTGTAATTCTTTATTTTGATCAATTAATTTCATTACTAGTTCAGGTGTAATACCATTTACTATCTGTGTTAATGTGGTTTTTTCATCATCATCATCCAAATTGTCATCATAATTTTTGCATTTCTTTTTATGTTTCCATAAACCTGATCTATCTGAATACGTTTTTCCACATGTACATGGAAAATATTTATTTATCGTGTCGTTGCCAATGTTGACACTATTTTCAACATTGTTGAAAATCCGATTTTTGTGTTTCTGAGAAAAAAAATGCTGTTTTAAATGTTGCTTCTTTGAGCATTTATAGTCACAAAAATTACAGAAATAAAAATTCTTATGGTCTTCACTATTTTCACTAAAATCCGTTGCCATTCACTATACTATTTGTCAACAAAATAGTGTCTAAGTATTTTTCACAAAAAAATTTATCATAACACTTTTAAAATTATTTTTTTGGAGAAACAGACCATTATGCTCACAACCACTTGCAAAAACATGTTTTTTCGAAACTTTTTTCAGGTTTTCGAAATTGGACATTTTTAAAAATGTCCAAAATTGATTTTTCGAAAAAACTTTTGGGTAAAACTTGTTACTGACACTAAACTACATATTTTCATCAACATATTTTGTTATCATTCTTCGTCAGAACAACAAAAAAATAATTTACAGCATAAAATTCGCGATAAAACCATGTTTTAAATATAGATAGTTTTTATAAATGGAATACTATGAAAAAAAAATTGCTGAAGGGAAGAACTTCTTGTTAGTTAGAATATCACCTAACATTTATAAATTAACATCATCCGTTGAAAATCAAAATATTTACATGAATAAAATTATTAATTTTAATCTTATTTCTTTAATGTACCAAACTAATATAGATAAGTTTGAAAAAGTACATTTAGACATTTTGAATGATAGTGAAGCACAAGTTTTTCTACTCGTAAAACACCTTTTTAAAGAACTTGGACTTAAACAAAGATATGTTAGTTTTGATATTAAAAAAGAAGAATATCAAAATGGTACATTATTTATTTTAAAAGTTAATTCAAAATATGGAGAAAAAATTAACAATTGTTCTAATGCATCATTGTTACCAATTAGTGATATATTATATGATTTTAAGTTAGAAACACCACATAAAATAAATATTACACAGCAAATATATTTTGACCCTCAAGTGGGTATTCCTGAATTTTTAGAACCTATTTTTGGAATTTTAATGAAATCAATGCATAAAAAAACTCTTAAATTTATTAGAGATATTAAATTTTGAATTATTAAAAGTCTAAAATTTAATATTACCAACTAGATGCAAATCTTAATACTACTAATCCTGAACCTCCTCTTGCACCATTGTTTACTTGGGGATGAGACCCACCACCTCCACCACCTCCAAGATTATCTGTTCCAGCGACATTAATATTACCACTACTAGTATATCCTTTTCCTCCTCCACCAGCACCACCTGCTCCTGCTGTACCACCACCTAGTGAACCACCACCTGTATTGTCATTAATTGCACCACCACCACCACCACCATATTGAACTGCTGAACCTGTTATCCAACTAAAACGTCCTGCTCCTCCTGCACCAGCATTATTTGTTATTGGATTAAAATTCAATGTCATATTGCCACCAGGCGCACTTGCTCCACCACCACCACCACCACCAAGTGTCCACCCACTTATATGATTACCATATCCCCCTGCAAATCCTTGTGGCTGAGATGAAGAAGCAGCACCGTTTCTGCTATAATCACCAGGGACACCACCACCGCTTCCACCCCCTCCACCAGATCCACCAGAAGTACCATTTCCTCCATTACCTGCTCCACCCCCTCCACCGATTGCTGTAACTGTTGAAAACCCGCTACTTGATATTATTGAGTTGTCACCACTACTACCTACTACACTAGGACTACCTGTAGCCCCTGCTCCTCCTTTACCTACAGTTACAGTTATTTGATTTGCTGAATTTGTTACAACCACTCCAGTTAACATTCCTCCGCCACCACCACCACCTCCACCATTATATCCTCCACCACCACCTCCAGCCAAACACAAATAAACCATTGGCAAACTTACATTTATGGAAAATGTATATGTTGTTGTTACATTTGATGGAGCAGTAAATGAATAAATGTTTGTTCCTGCTGCTGTAGTTGGTGAAGGCAAAGCAGTACCACTAACGTATGTTAACGTGACAGCAGTTGTAGGACTCCAATATAAAGTTGCGTAACCAGTTGTACCATTTGTATTAGCATTAGTACTCGCTACCCCTTCAGTAAATGATACAGTAGTAACAGATGGACTTGAATATGATGAACCTCCTCCTCCTGATGAACCAGGATTTGATCCTGTACCAGCACCACCTCCATAGTATCCACCACCTCCACCACCTCCACCACCAGCGTCTCCAGATGTACCACAATCTCCACCTTTTAATAGCGAACCTGTACCTGTATAACCACCTCCACCTCCTGACGAAGATCCGCCCGCGGATTGTGTACCACCTCCACCTCCTGCTTCTGCACCAGCAATTCCTGCTCCTCCATTATATCCGCCACTGCCGCCATTTGCACCCCAAATTATAGTCCCGTTATCCGTAGTGTATGATTTTGCTTCCCAAGCCCCTCCTCCTCCGCCTCCAGCAACTAAAATAGAATTTGCACCACTAACGCTAGATGAAAACAATCCTGTATAACCACCACCTTGACCTCCATATCCTAGTGTTCCTGCAAGACCACCTCCTCCGGCAACAGCAGGACCTTGATTTGTGGAAGCATTCATCCAATTTCCACCACCACCAACTACTAAACTATAAGTTATACCTGAAACAAGAGAGACACGTCCAAATATTGGTGCTCCTCCTCCTCCTTGTGAATAAGTACTGTTACCGCCTGCTCCATTTCCACCAACTAATAAAAAGTTTCCCGATACAGCGGTATTTACACTTAATGTATATGTTCCAGATGTTCCTATAGGAAAACTTATAGGAGAACTAGAGAAGAAATTATAGACTGTAGTAACACTTGAAGGATTGGTAACAGTTACTTGAATTGGACTAATAGTAAAACCAAAACTTCTTGGTAAAGATACAGCAGGAACGGTTTGACTATCCTTTAATTCTGCCGTAAAAGTATAATTTGTAACAGTTGTTACAGTTGGAGATGTTCCATATAATTTTCCGGTTGTAGAATCTAAGACTATCGAACCTGCACCAGCCGGTCCACCTCCACTAGTATAATAATAAGTAACTGGCGGATAATTTGCATCGGCTCCAGAAAGAGCAGTGAATGGTGTAGTTCCTGTCGTATAAGTAATCGCAGAGATACCTGTTCCCATATTGGTACCTGCTGCAGTAATCCAATATGGTTCAGCATTCCAACTAATTGTTGAAACGGAAGTAATATTTGCCCCTGTATTAGCATTAGTAACTATTAAATAAAACCCCCCCGGTTCAGTTCCTTCAGTAGTAGTATTTGACATTGTTACTGTTGCCGTGACAGTCAATTGTGTAGTAGATACATATGCTGTTGAATAAGAAGCATAAATTGTGTTAGTTGTAACCCCTTTAAAACTTGCGGTTGCGCTACTATCAAAATTTGCCCCAATTACGGTATACACATTTGAAGTACCAGCACCGGCAGATATATAAGATGGTGTAAAACTACTAATAATAGGTTGTGGTACTGATACAGGTAACCATGCTAACACTGTAGGATTTGCGTTATAGTATTCAATATAATTTTGTGTACTATTATATCTTATATAACCTGCTTTTCCAGAGGGTTGTAAAGCAGTCGTACCATTTGCTATACGGGTAGCAGATACAGCATCACTATAATATATTCCATATACGTTAGTATTAGTTGTATCAGCAGTAGTTGTTGAACTTCCGACCCCCAAAACACATGAACCTAAAATAGTGTTAGAAGCAGATGTTATTATAGAATTCTTATTAGAACCAATATTTACTTTACCATTTGTTAATATATTGTAAGATGGATCAGTCGTTTCTCCATTTATACCAGGTAATAAATATCTCGGATTATTAGCCATATATGATATATTTATATTTTTTATTAATAAATAAATATTAATTTATTAATAAAAAATTGAAAGTAATTAAATAAAACTAAACTATTATACTTATGATCATAGATATTTACAAAAATCAAATGACACCTAAACCGATATTTATCTTTATTGATGGCAGTTACTTTTGCTTCTATCGTTATCATTCATTATTAACATGGTGGAAAAATGCTTATCCTGAGCAGCAGGATGTCTTAAAAGATCCTTATCAGAATAAAGAATTTGTAGATAAATTTAAAAAGACATTTGTTGAAAATGTACAAAAAATTCCAAAAGGGTTAAATCTAGATAAAAAAATAAATCCGATAATGATTGTGGGAAAAGATTGTAAGCGTGCAAATATATGGAGAAACGAATATTTCTCTCAATACAAGGCAAACAGATTGAATAATCCCGAAAATGGATTTATGGGTGGACCGTTCTTTCAAATGGCGTATGAGGAAGAACTTTTTGTAAAAGGTGGTGTTAGTTCAATCCTAAAACATCCTAAATTAGAGGCAGATGATTGTATTGCGTTATCAATAAAACATATTCTTGAATATTTTCCAGAATGCACAGTTTATGTGATTACTTCTGATAAAGATTATTTACAATTGGCTTGTGATCGTGTACATTTATACAATTTAGCGTTTAAACAATTAACAGAACAAAAAAGTTGTACAGGAAATCCAGAATGTGATTTATTTTGCAAAATATTGACAGGCGACATAAGTGATAATATACCATCTGTATTTCCAAAATGTGGTCCAAAAACAGCATTAAAATATTTTGAAAACAGAGAATTATTAGAAAAAAAATTAAATGAATCGCCTGATTTTAGAAAACAATATGAATTAAACAGTAAAATTATTGACTTTAATAATATACCAGAAGAATTGGTTTTAGAATTTATGAATAGTCCAAAATAATATAAAAATAATCCATTTATAAATATAATGAACTATACATTGAATATAATACTATTATGTGTATTTTTATATTATTCACAATCTCAATCATCTCAAATGCATCATCATTCCCAAACATTAAATCATTTTTTCATTCGTTGGTATGCAGTTAATTCAAACCCAAAAATAAGAAAATCTTATATAAATCCAGTTATAAAGGCAATAACAAATACAAATGAAAATTTAAAAATATTTTTTATAAATACAAGTGGTGAATATACAAAAATATCAGAAGAAGATAGGTTTTTTATAGAAACGGTGTTATCGCTTATGTTTTAATTTAAATATTTAAATATAATTTAACCATTATTATTATGGATTTTATTAACAATACACTTCCAGATAATAAAACAATAGATTTCAATTTATATATTTTGGATCCTTTGTCTGTGATAATTAAATTAGCAATAATAAGTAATAAACCAGTAGGTACCAAAATATATATTGATAGAAATATAATTTACTTACAAGAACCTGGTATGTTTCAAGCAGTCTGTAGATATGTTTTAAAAACTAATAAAACCGATATACAATTTTTATATAATCCAATAGAATTAGCATGTAAAATATATTTAACAAAGGAAAGTGTAAAGACTCATCCTAAAATTAAAGAATTATTTCAATGTGCGCAAAATGGAATATCAAAATTAATTGAAACGTACAAACATTGCTCTATAATGAGACTTTGTTTTAATTATTTTTTTGCAATTATTTCAAATTATTTTGTTAGTTTAGAAGAAAATAAATTCATTGATGTATTATTTAGAAAAGATGGAATGACTCCATTATATACCCAAGAACTTATAACAAGTTTATCTAAATTATGGACTCCGGAAAAAATAAAAGTTATATTAAATCTAACAACATTTTTATCTAGTGATGAAAATGCAGAAGCCAATGTAAAATCACTAGAAACAATTATTGAAAGTATTGATAAAAATGTTCAACAAATTATAAATTAATTATAGACCTTGATTTTGTTGATAATATGGTCGATGATGATGTAAATAATCTGGGAATTGATTAGGAAAATGATTGAATCTTGAAGGAGGAGGAGGATATATACAGGAAGGTGGAGGCGGTATAGAAAATGGAGAAATAGTTGGTTGTACACTTATATTTTGATTTCTTTTCAAGACATTAATATCATGTTTAATTTCTTGTAATTGTATCGTTATTTCATTTAATCTATACAAAATTAAATCTATTTGACTAGTTTCTGCTTTTGTAGAACTTTTATCTGATAAATCTTCGTTTTTTATTGGTTTGTCCGTATTTATATTAACTGTATTCATTTAAATATACATAAAAAATCCTTTTAATATGTAATTTGAAATAATTATATATCATCATGTACAATAGGTAAATTATCTCTTACAAAATATGCTTCCCCTTTTTTGTTCCAACTAACAACCAATGTTATTATTTCTACACCTACCTTAAAAGCAGTTTTGAATGCCTCTCTATATTGTGGATCTACTATAGATGGTTGGAATCTATTTACGTCTATCCTTTGAATAACATAACACATTATACATCTAATTTTTGGATCAGATGTTTTTATAAGTGTTAACTCACGAATATGTTTTAATGCTCTTGGACTAACAGTATCTTCGGATTTTTTTCTATATCCATCTGGAAAATAGGCTACTTTTGAATTATAATCTCTGTCGCTAAAATCATGCTTGCCTCTGTCTTTTTTATCCAAATCTTCATAATCTGCTAGAGGTACATTTTTTACTTCCATAATAAATGGAATGCCATTACTGTCAATACCTGTAAAATCAAAACGAGAATCTACTTTGTCCTTTATGAAAATCGTTGTTTCTTTGCGAAATTTTTTAATATTTAAAAGACTTGATAAACAATTTTTTGTTAATGCTGATTCAACTAATTGTTCTGCAAGTTTAGGATGAATTCCTATAATATTCTCGTTTGTTCCATGTTTTACTACAGACAAAAACACAGTATGAGTACACTTTAGTCCTGCTTGATTCTTTGGTTTTGTCTTGGATTCCTTATTCTCAGAAATCAAGACACTTGAGTTTACTTCTGCTAATCCGCAGCATCCGAGTGAAGCAGTGTGGCCTAGATAGATCTCATCTGTATTTGAACACTGAATATCTGCCACATATGGCGATTTAATAAAAGCCGAAGGCCTTTTGAGTATGGTTCCTTCTATAAGATTGTCTAATTTAATTAACAACATGTTTTATGAATAATAAAATATTATTATTGAAATTTTATTATTCAATTTTTTATAAAATACTTATTTCATTTTACAGTATTTTTATTAGCGTCTTTTCATTGTTTTCTGATTATCACTATTATTTGTTTTGATATTTTTGCTAGTTTTTTTTGTACCTTTATTTGAGGAATATATATAAGCAGCATTTTCTCTCATTTCTAAAGGAGCATATGTTAATCCAAATATTTCTGCATAGGCTTCTCTTATTCGCTCATATGTACTTTGACATCTTATTACCGATTTTTGAAATATATTTGCTGATTTTCCAGGATAAACTTCAAGTTCTATTTCTATATAAAAAGACAACTTTGACTTCATCTCTTTAATACTATACTTATAGCCACTATTATCACTGTAAGGTGATTTACTATAAGGTAATGATCTATAGGGTGATGCATATTTACGTGAATAAGGTGGTCCCATGCCAGGATAACCCATGCCAGGATAACCCATGCCAGGATAACCCATGCCAGGATAATTCATGCCAGGATATCCCATGCCAGGATATCCCATGCCAGGATATCCACTTGGAGGTAACCCATATACGCGATCTGCACCAGGCGTATAGTAACTATAAGGCTTAAATTCTGAATATTTTTCACTAGCATTTTTACCTCCATAAACCAATGGAATTCTGTGTATATCTTTATCAGCATTTTCAGTTTCATATTTTGTATATTCTTCTTGAAATTTAAGAAATTTATCAAGAAATTTTGGTATCTTTGAAAAAGAATTGTTGTCTCGTGCTTCAAGTGATGAATTAAATCTATAATATTTATTGTATATAGAATATAATATATACTCAGGTATTTCATCAAATTTATAAACGTATTTTTTTGTACCTAGATTCATTACAATATCATAATGGTTATCCTTATCATAAAACATAAATATGTAGTCATCAAAATCAATTGGAGGATCTTGTGCATATGTATTGAGAAAATCAATTGTTATTACACTTTCATGGTCAATATAATTAAATATATTTTTACGTTTTTTTACAGTTAATGTACCCTGAGTTCCAGTATCATCTATTAAGTAATATGTTATTTCCACAGGTGACGTTAATTCATCAATTCCAACTATAATTTGTTCCACTTTTGGTAGTTTATCATCATTGTTCTTATAAATTTTCATACCATTATCTTCTAATCTTATCCTATCCCCTACATAAAATGTATTAATATTTATGTCTTTTAATGTTATTGGTATTATTTTAATTTTAAGTACATTTTCAATAATGTAAATTGCAGTTTGATCAGCCCAAAAACATCTTCTTAAATTGCCATCATCATCCCTACATTTTGCTTGAATTGTTTGTCTAACTTCATCTAATGTTTTGAATCCGTTTGGCATGTATGTATCTGGATCATAATTTAATACAAGCCACTGATAATAATTAGTAGAAGGATCATCATTTATGTAAATATCTTCTAAATCAATATTGGGTATACCGCTTACATCTAAAGTAATAGGATTATCTCGTTGTTCATCAACTTGACGAATATCCATCAAAGTCAATAATCTAATATAATTTTCTTGAGTAAAATTATCAGCAACCAACCTTCTCAATGATTCTACAGTATATCTGTTAATAGGAGGTTGTCCTGGTAATAAAACACTAGTCTGAGGAACTGTATAAGGATTATTTGTTGTCGCATTTAACATGTCAAGTTGTGCATTCAAAGTATCTGCTAACGTAACAAAAAAACAATCACCATCACCTTTAACATTACTTATAACCCAGTCACTAGAAGTAGTATCTTTTGTTTTCATAATTCTATCATTAACAGCCTGTTTTTGCAAAAGTAACATTTGAGAATTAACATTCAAAGATAGAGTTTCATTATAATTTGAAATTTCTTTTTTAATCCAATATGTACTTCTAACTGTATATTCTGGAATATCAATTTTTACTTCATCCAATATTTTTCCGCATTGTGTAAGAAAATTAGTGTCTTCAGTTATTGGAAATAAATCCTCTACACCTTCACATTTTGCTTTTAATTTTTTTATTGCATTTTTCATATTTTGAATGCGTCCATCTGTATATTTTTGATAATTTTTGTTATCATTTATCCCCCTTTTAACAATATCCAATAATCTATCTAAATCTGCCTCATCCATATTTACAGGCCTACCAGTAATTCTAATATCTGCTAAAGAAATATCAGGAAATTCTATATCCTCTATTTGTATTGATGATGGTATTGAATTTATAGTCTCTCTAATTTGTCTTAAAAGATCTTCTTTGGATTTTGACATCTTAGAATTAACTTCTGACCTATTTACATCAGCAGCATATAAACGTCTTTGTCTTACACAACTAACTTCTAAAAAATATGTATATAAAATAATTAAATTATATAATTCAATGTAGTTTTCTAATAATCTTATGTATTTTTGCATTTGATCAATTAAAATAGTTGTTTTTTCATTTGGTTTTTTCTTTCTTAAAAAATAGAGAACATTGTTACCATAGTTATCAACTAATATTAGTTGTGAAGTAGGTAAATTAATGGGATCTGGTTCATCATCAGGATTATCACCACTTGTAGAAGAAGGTTTTGGAGCAGGTCCAGCCGTTGTAGTACTAGAAGTAGGGCTACTTGAAGAAGCACCAGCAGTGTATAGTAAATTGGCATTATCCGGATTAACAATAACATCGTTATTTTGACCTAGAATGTTGCCTTGATCTACATTTAAATTTGGATCGGCACCTCCAATCATAACTGCTCCTCCAGAAATGCCAGGAGATGGAGGTTTTTCATAACTTATTCCAACAATTTTGTTTTTTTGAAACATTTGTTTCGTTGATTCCGAACCATATTGATTGTTATAATCTGTAAGTAGTACTTGTGTACCTTCTAATAAATTAGTTGTTTCTAAAAATAAAATGTTAGTTGCATTTTCAATTGTATAATAGTACATTTGCCAAATATCATAATTATTAAAATAACTAAAGAGCATTACCCTGTAATAGAATATGTAGTATATTTCAACTTGCATTAAAATCAATCTAGGGTTATTAATATATTTCTGCATTTGTCCTATGTAAAAAGAGTTAGATATGCTAAGTTTTCCATTTTCTTTATGGTAAAATACCTTTTTTTGGTAATCAATTAAATTCTGATAAAACATTGTAAAATTATTAAAGTTTTCAAAAAAAGAATCAGAATATTTATTAGATGGATTATTTTTAATTATACTTGAACATATATAAATATCCAAATTAATACATCTAAATACTAAATCTAATCCCATCATATTTGGAAAAAATGTAGCGTAATTTTTCTTAATAAAAACTAACAATTTTTTTTGTTTTTCAAAATAGTCTTGTTGTGCTTTGTATATATCATTTAAAATACTTGCTAATTCAACAATTTTTGAAATATAGTCACTGGTATAAGTAACAATATCATATAATATATTATCAAATGTTTGCTTATATTCAGAATATCGGTCAAACTTAGTTTTTACATTAGAACTTGTACTTGTTTTATTGGAAGACTTTTGTAAAAAATTTACAACTTCATTTAAAAGTATGGGACCTTTTGCGTCCTTTTTAATTTTATCCAAGACATCTCTATTTAGTAATCTTTTATCCTTATAATAAGTAGCATCCTGAGCAATTTCCAATTCAAGATTGCTAAATTTATTGTATGATGCTATTAACGTACTTTTTGAAAAAGTATATTCTTGGTAATATTTGACAAAATCACTTTCAGGGTTGGTTTGAATATATTCAGCAATCATAGATGGAGATAATAAAATGGTGAATGTTAAGGGATCCTTACCTAAGTCAATATTTTGTTCATCATCATTAACAACTTTATTTTCTTTTAAAGATTCAAATAAACTCTCAAGTCTAGAGTTAAGACTATAAAGTTTGCGTTTTTTGTGTGCTCTTTTTGGAGACAGTAGTTCAGGAGTAATATTTCCATTAATATTATTTAATCCGGATGCTAAATTGCTTGCGTTCATATTTTTTGCCAAATTTATTGAAGCCAAATTTCCACTACGTATTGATTCTGGTATATCGGCTAATTCTTCATCGGCTTCTTGTTGTATAGTTGTACTATTAATGCCAGGTATTCCAAATAATTCTTCAATAGGTTTTTTGTCAAGTGACCAATCACTTTTATTATATTTTGCTCCAACAATAGTAAAAGGTTTTTTGTTGATATAAAATAAATTATTTGTTTTAAATAATGTCTGTAAAGTTAAATTAATATTATTTGTAATAATTCCCTTATCTTTTGCCTCCAATAAATTTATTGGTTTTTGAGCATAAAATAAATTACTAAGGGTTCGGTTAATCATAGTGTCAAATTGATTAGGTTCAAAAAACTGAGTAAATAAGTTATCTTTAGGGACACCATAAGGTATATCTTTAATTGCACGCCATCTATATTTTACAAGTGGATCAAAATATACAACATGACTTCTGCTAGTTGGTACTGTCATGTAAGGTTCATATTTTATTTTAAGATGATTAGGTACCCTTGTTTTTATATATATAATTAAAGTATTTGGTACTTTAATCTTTGTTATATCTGTATTATTCTTTATATTATCTTCTGGTGAAGTAGTTGTCATTATTTCGGGTGTGTTAGTTTCTGGTGTGTTAGTTTGTTCCAATGGTTTATTTGCAGCCGTTTTCTCTTGTGGTGCTACTTGTGATGTTGCTACTTGTGACGTACTATCTACTTGTGAGGGTGCTAATTGTGAAGTATTACCTAGTTGTGAGGGTGCTAATTGTGACGTATTACCTACTTCTTGTTTTCCTAATCCTAAAAATTCTTTTGAACCAGTTTCTTTTTTTGTTTTTGATCTCTTTCCATCATAAGTTTTGGTCTCTACAGTTCTAGGAGCCTTTAAAGATAAAATTGGACTGCTTTCTCTTTCATATGATCTTTTTATTGCATCTTTTCCAAATCTTACCTTTTTTGTTGTATTTAAAGATGATTTAGGATTTTTACTTCTAGTACTCATATCTATAATATTCGTAGATTTTTAAATTATAATAAGTTGGTAAAATATACGAATAATTAATTAAAAGATTTATTAGCATTATCTAAATATTCTCCAAACATAACAAAATTTTTTCTCTGTAATTGCTTTTGTTTTTCTTTTTTTGCTTTTTCAAGAACAGCAATAGCATTGTTGATTTCTTGTTCAGAAATAATTCCATCGTTGTTATCATCAATTAGTTTAGATAATATTCTAAATTTTTTGGGTACACAGCAATATGGACTTTCCTCATTAAATAAATGATCTGATAAAATAGTAAAAATAGCGGTAAGTATTAAAGCAATATAAATATCTCTTGTACCCATCCATGCCATTGCAAATATAAGCAACTGTTTAGTGACATTCATTTTAAGATATTCTTCAGTAGAACGACTAAACTGTATAGCAATAAATTTAGAACCAATATTTAATAAAATCATAACGACGCCAGCAAAAAATTTACTGTTATTAAGAAACATAATATGGTTGTTTACAAATGCCAAAGAATTGAATAGAAAATCAAACATAGTTATATTAAATAGATATAAAATCTTTAGTAAATATTCATTTTTCTTAGTTTATTAATAACAAAATCTGGTCCATAGTTACCTATAAAATTTTCGTAATAAGTATTAAAATGTCTGATATAGGGTCTATAAAATTGTTTTATTTTAGGTGTAAAAGATTCTTTAGAGGGTTTAGAATAAACTAACCAAATTAGAAATAAAATGACAAAAATAATAAAAAAAGTCTTATATATTTTATTCATATAATTTAACAATAATTTAATTTTATTGACATTAAATTAAATTATGTACTAAATAATGATAAAACTATTTACGAGGTTTAATGTTTTTATACACATGCGAAATATCGTATGTTTTATTCAATATGTATTGTCCACATGGTCCACAATGATCTTCATTGGATAAATCAACAGTATTGTTTATTTTTTTATCGCATTTATCAATATTCCATCTACCCAATACTTTTTTTTCTTGTTTAATAAATCTATTCAATATGCTTGTAATGAATTTCATTATATATAAAAATAATTTACATTTAAATAGTTTTTATATTGAAAGTTTAAAAAGAAGCACACATGCTGCAAAATCCTTCTGTCATAGTAGTAGTTAAAGTACCTTCTGTAGCAGGAGCAACATTTTCTGTAGAAGCAGATTTGGGTGTTGGTAAACTATTAGAATCAGTTGCTCTCACATTAAGACTACTATCTACAACATCAATGCCTCCACTTGATGAATCATTTTCACTTTGTTGAACTTTTCTTTTAATTAATTCTTTGTTAGCATCGGCAGTAACAACATTTATTTTATCTTCAGGAGCGACAGATGTAGTATCAGCATCAACTCCAATAGTTTTTGGTGTTAAAATATCTGAGTCAGCATTATCCATACCTTCAACGACAGAACCAAATTCTCTAGAAGCAACAATAATTAATAAAGCAACTAACAAACCTAGTGTAACATTATTCATAGTTACAAATATCAAAATAGCGAGTAAAATAATTTTACCTAAAATAGTGTTATAAATATTATAAATCATTGAAGGATTAATAAGTAGAATAATGATTAATCCAATAAATAAACCTAAAACTCCGCGCATCTTCATATTCATTATATAAAATAAACAAATATATTTATTTGGAGTAAAACTAATTTATATAGTAATTAGGTTTTGAGAGTGTTTTTTAAATAATTATTATCTTAATTTTTATTAAGAGAATGTCTAATTTAGCAATAACCGCTGAACCAATTTATAGTGAAAATAATAATTCTAGTTATAGTGACACTGCTATCTCAAAGAAGAAACGAACCCATAATACGACGCAAAAAAATAAGCAATCTTCTTATGAATTTAATTCGGCTAAAGTGAATAAAGTACTAGCATCTATTCATAATGGTTTACCAGATGATGATGATGATGGTAACTATGTGAGCGCAAAACATTCAGAAAATTTTCAACCAATGAATCCTTTTAATCCTCCTCCTAAACCAGTTTCTATGGGTTCTGAACGAACAAAAAATCCAGATGGAGACGGTTTAGCGCCTGTTCCTGCAGAAGAAGAAGAATTGGATTTACAAAAATTAGATAGTAATTTTATGAATGATGCTCAAGTGAAGGAATATTACAGACGACTGGTACCTACTTATACAAATAGAAGTGATAATAATAAACCCTATTATCCAAATCCATCGAATTCTAGTAATGAGTCTTTTTTATCTCCTTCAGATAATAATCAAATACTTATTGAAAAACTGAATTACATGATAAATCTTTTAGAAGAACAGCAAGATCAAAAAACAAGTAATGTTACAGAAGAAGTAGTTTTATATTCTTTTTTGGGAGTTTTTATTATTTTTATTGTAGATAGTTTTGCAAGAGTTGGTAAATATGTGCGTTAATTTTATAATTAATATAATTAATATAATTAATATAATTAATATAATTAATATAATTAATATAAT